ATATTAAAATGCTTTGCCATAGCTAGGAAAACTAAAATAATATCGGCTAACTCTTCATTTAACATAGCATCCGTACCGTGTAGTACTTCATGCTTAAATTCTGCCAACTCTTCGTCTATCTTGTTTAAAAAGGCATCTATTCCAGTTTTAGGGGTAATCAAACCCCTATCTACTGTTGCTTTGTAATTCAATTCTATTATCTTTTCCATTATTAAAACATTTCAACTTGTTTAACTTCGTCTTGGAATCTAATGCTAGCCTCTTGTAAGTTTAGTTTAGCCTGTTTGAAATAAGAATCTTTTAACTCGATTCCTATTGCTTTACGACCTAAACTAACAGGAGAATAAACCTCTGAACCTACACCCATAAACGGAGTAAATACAACCTCGTTCTTATTAGAATAAAGTTCAACCAACCTATCAATTACATCTAACTGCAAAGGATGTACGTGCTTTTCGTCATCCTCTTCTCGTGAATCCTTAAACGGCAACACATTATCAATTCTTATGTCATCCCAAACAGAAGAGGCGTAACGCTGCCAAATATAATGGCTCAATTTATTACTTTTTGGGTCTTTGTGATCTGCAAATTCTCTATTTAAGTATTCCCAAAGTTCCTCCTCGTTCAAGTCTGATTTATTAGCGTTGTTCCAAGCCCTTAGAATATTTGGCAGAATCGGTATCTCACCAAAATACTTTTTAAATCCTTGAGGGTGTGTTACTGGTACTTGGTTTTCCCCTTTCTTTGTGAACACTAGTACATAATCAGGCATAGCCGTAAAACATTTAGTAGAATCCTCAACAATAAATTTATGCATTAAAGATTGTACCATAGTACGCATACGAACTTTTAAAGGCTCTTTCCAAATAGTTATCCTGTTGCGATACTCGAAACCGTATTTAGTATGTATTCGTATTATCTCATTAGGAAAGTCCCAAAGTCGGCAAGTATTATCGAATACATCTGTACAATGCACAGCCGTAATACGTCCATCTTTTGTAACTCTCGCTATCTCCTTAACTAGATATTCATACTGTTCTAAAAATTGCTCTTTACTTTCGCAGTTAGAGAAATCATTATCGCTAGAACTATAATTATACAGTCCTGCAAAGGGTGGAGAATATATTGATAAATCAATACTTTTATCTTCCATTGTTGGCAACACATACATACAATCTGAATTATACAAACTGTAATTTTCTTCGTGTATTTGATCTTTTACTTTGCTTTCCATTGTTATAAAAATTTAGGGGTTATTACTTCTTGATTAAATTGTTTTTTATTCTCGGTGAATGTCTGGTTTACGTTCTTTGTTAGGTTTTCATATAGTTCTATGGCTTTCTGTGTTTTCTGCTCTAAAGCCTTAATTACTCTACCCTGACCATCAGATATAACCATATCAATAGTCACGTCCTTGGTTTGTCCGAATCTCCAAAACCTTCTAATAGCCTGATAATATTGCTCATAACTATAAGTAGGGAAAAATACAGAATGGTTGCAATGCTGCCAGTTTAATCCCTGCCCAGTCATTTTAGCTTTAGTAATTATCCTCTTTATATTCCCCTTCGAGAAGTCCATTAAAATAGATTCTTTTTTCTCAATCGACATCGACCCTAATATCTCCACAGCTTCACTATCTAAACTTTTAAGTAGTGCGCTTTCTTCGTTTAAATTACACCAATAGACAGAAGTTTTATCACCTGCTAACTCAACAGATTTCTCGCACCTTTCTGTTATGGTCTGTTTTTGTTCGTGTCTAATTTCGTGGAATGTCTTAGCCTCGATATTAAACATCCCTACTTGTCCGTTGTGCTCTACCCTTGACTTATTTATTATTTTGTGCTTATTAACAATAAGTTCAGGCAATATGTAACGATCATTAGAAAACCCCAAATCACTAGGCATCTTAATCATAATAGACCATTGATTAACCCATGCAAAAAAATCTTTTTCCGCGTGTGGTTTTAAATAGTATTTTTCGCCTATGTTTTTAGTTTGCTTTGCTATACTTCCTTGGTTGTTCTTAAAGAACTTACCTAACATATCCATATAACCCATATAACCCAAAGCCTCGGAACTTGTTCCCAACTCAATAAAGTCATTCGGTGAAGGTGTGGCAGTAGACAAAAATCTATACTTTACTTTTTTCACAAAGGACGTAACTTCTTTTTTTATCTTACCTTCAAAGTTCTTTAAAATAGAACTTTCATCTAGTATAACACATTCAAAGTCTTTAGAATCGAAATAGTGCAACCGTTCGTAATTACAAATAACTACCTTTTTAGTGTGGTTACCATCTTTAGAGTATTCGATGTCATCAATACCCATCTTTTCAGCCTCAATAATAAATTGAAAAGCAACCGCCAAAGGAGTAAGAATTAACACTTTTTTATTAGTGTGATTTACTACATTTTGCGCTATTGATATTTGAATCAAAGTCTTACCTAGTCCAGTATCGGCGAATACTGCTATACGTCCTTTTCTAACCGCCTTTTCTATTATGTGCTTCTGAAAATCAAAAGCCATTTCAGGTATGTAATTAGCCTTAAAGCCAAAATTACCTATCATGTGTTTTTTACTTTCTAAAAATTCTGTGTAATTCATAATAATTTAATTGCTTGTTTATATGCAGATTCTGAACTATTTAACCTCAAATAATTCATTGGAATCCTATCTATTTTCATTTGCTCCAGTTGTTCTATGCTTCGTTTTTCCCTTGCTTTAGAAGCCCTGTAAATATCTCCACACTCGTAACAGCAGAATTTTCTTTTCATTCCTGATATAATCGTATTACAGTTGAGGCAATATTTAAATACTTTAATCATTATTTACTTGTTTTCGTCAATATTAGTAAATCTAATCCTTAATACCTACTAATTTATTAATTGTTTTTAATTAAGTTTAGTTAATAACCGTTAAAAATCGCCCCTTGCCTGTGGCATAAAGTGATGTTTTTTCGGCTAGTTATCAACTTTTTTCAAGTCCTAGCTTTTTACAGTTGCAAGACTTTACAAAGTCGTCCTTTATAAACTCGAGCTTTCTAGCCTTGTATAAAGCCTCGGTTATGTTCTTTGCTTTTAGCTTCTTTCTAAAGTTCATTGTATGAGCGTGTACCGTTCTAAGAGATAGCCCGAACTTGTCCGCTATCTGTTGGTTAGTCATACCTTTATTAGTTAGTTCTAGTATTTCCGTTTCTCTGTTACTTAGTTTCATTTTTAATTTAATTGATTAATAGCTTCTTTTAGTCCTGTGCAAAGTGCCTCTTGATGGTGCATTGACTTTCTACATTTTTGTTTCTTACCTTCTGATGTTCTGAGATCAATATAATACGGGGTAAACTCAAAATTAGAATTACATTGTACCCATACCCATATTGAGAACTCGTCGTACAACCATTCTTTAAGCCTTTCTAGGTTGTGAAATTTAGACATTTCTTCATTCTCTTTAAATCCCCATCCTTTAGCCTTTTTTAAGGCTTCGCCCATTGGTCTAACTGCGTGTGTTGTTGTTTCCATAGTTTAAAATCTTACAGGTTGTACGGTTATTAGCTTATAGGCATAGATGTATTTACCATATTGTCCCATCTTTTGAATACTTGTTTTGTTCAAGTGTCCCTCATTGGTTAGGTCGGTTATAGCCCTTCTAATTGAGGTTAAAGGACATTTAAACTCGCCTATTTTGTGCACCTCTTCGGCTGTTAGTGCCGTGTCGGGCTGCCTCTCATAGATGGCTAATACTTCGTCTTGTTGTCTATTGGCTTTCTTCTTACTCCCTTTTAGGGTTTCGCCTGTCTCGTTGTTCGTGTTGTGGTACATAGTTAATTTAGTTTAGTTGTAAAAAAGCCCAAAATAAAAAGGCTATTATAATTATTGCGTCTAGTATTAAAGTTATGCCTAGTATTATAATCGCCACCGCTAACGTAGTAGGTCTAAAACGCTTTCTTATATTGCGTAATACTGGCTTAAATGTTATAGCTGTTATCATGTTTGAGTATTTGAGTATTCTCGTTCTTTTCTTATGCTTACTAGGTTCGAGCGCATAGCGTTAAGACATTCGTAACCCGCCTTTATTATGTGGCGCAGTTCGTAAAGCTCTGGTACTTCTTCCTTAGCTTTGATCTCTTGCGATGATACTGAATTGTTACCCTTATCGAACATAATAGCGTTATACTTCTTATGCGCGTTTATTCGCTCGGTTGTCAGGTAGAACAGTATAGCAGAGATATTTTTTATACCCCTGTTTAACTGCTCCCCTGTTGGCTCTTCTGTTTTGTGGTAGCCGCTTATTATCGCGGCTAACTCGTTTAACTGATCTCTCATTTTATAGATAAGTTTAATTTAGTTTCAAGGCTAACCCCTTCTATCTCTTCGCCCTTCTTTAAAGCAGATTTTAACCCTAGCTTGTCCGCGCTCTCTGTTACCTTAATTACTTTGTATTCCTTTGGTAAGCTGTTCACGTCCTCAACTAATACGGAAGTGCTTTTACGGGTTGTAAAGGTCAAAGTACCCGCCTGAAAGTCTCCAAACAATTTAACAGCCTCTAAGAGTCTATCTTTTAAAGTTGATACTAAGTTGTTATTTCGCTTTTTAAGTGCCTGTAGCCTTTTAATTTCCTCGTCTATGGTAGATACAAAAGCCTCGCGCGATTTAATAACCTCTAGGTATGCCTTTCCCTTGGTTTTTAGTTCGGTTTGATGTATGGCTAATTGTGCTACTTGCTCGTCTGTTAATACCCCTTCGTTCTCTTCTATGCTTTCCATTAAAGCAAGGTAATTTTCTTGTATGTTGTATAGTGTAGTGTTCATTTTTAGCTGTTTTCGTTTAACCATTTTAAAAACTCGTCCGCTATGCCTGTTACGTGGTCGGCTATCGCTTTAGGCGTGTTCTCTGGTGTCTCTCCCCCGTGTGCTACAAAAATGTCTTTAGCGTAGCTTAAAGCAAATGAAGCGTTATTACTTGGGCTTGACTTCTTAGCCGTGTAGTTAGGTTTAGGGCTGTCGTTGTTATAGTCAGGATTCCAAGACTTAGCTTTTGCATACTCTTGTTGTCCTACTTCTAACACTTCGTAGCTTAATTGTTCCCCTTCTGTTAGGTGTTTCTTTTTGCCTATGTTGATCTTGTCGCCGTTATCCATTTCTAAGAGGTGGTAATATACTCCGCGCCATTGTACGCCGTCCCCTTTAATCTCTACTACTCTAGTTATTTTACTTGTGAATGTTCCTGTATTCATTGTTTTGGGTTTTTGTTTATAATATTGCTCCTGTTCTGCTTTTAATAGCTCTTGATATTCTCTATCAAGCTGCTCCTGTGTTGGCATTTCTGCCTCGTTTCCGTGACTCATATCTATTAATTTAATTGTTACACGAATTTACTTTATTTAATTGTTAATACCTAATTGTTAGGCAAATTTTTATAAGTCATTAATTGATTTCCTATTTCTACCTTCTCGTACTTCTTGGATTTTCTAACTCCTGCGGGTGTCTTGTTGTCCCTTCGAGCCATTTCAGAAATAGTACAAACTTGTAACTCATTTGATATTAGTTTCAAAATTGTTACCTTATCTTGTTGCGTTAGATCACCCTCAAATATGTGATTAACTATCATAGAGTAGCTATTATTAAGGTTTTCCATGTGGTATCAAATTTGATATGTTCGTTATAACTATGTTATAGCCAATTAGCCTTGTTCATAATCGCAACTTGTGAACTCATCTAAAATGGTATCATAAACAATTACATAATCAGCAGTAGTGCTTTGGTTGCAACTTTCGTTTGCATCATTAAAATCATAGGTAAACCAAAAAACTATTTTTTTAGAATCATAATCACATTCCTCTGTCATTATTTCAAATTCATTATATGCGTGTTGTTTAAATTGTAGTATTCTTTCAAAGTGGTCTGCTTGTATTCTTTCTGCAATTAATATTTCTTCTTGTTCATTGTATAGGTCTAAAAATAGTTTCCCAAAGTCAATGTAATTATTTATTGAGTTTTCCATAATGTTTTGTTCTTTTAAATAACTGGCTATAACAAAGTGTATAGCAAATAGCCTATTAATATTCTGTTATTAATTCATTGGTTCGTGCTTCGGCTACTTGCCATACATAAACCGTTGTAGTGCATTAAAACGACACCACAACAACGTGTATAAGTAATAAATAAAAAGCCAACGCTCTTTTGTTTTTTCAAAACAATTTGGTTTGAGTTGGTGGTTTATAACTTGCATCATACCTTTTATTTTCGCCTTTAGGATAATCATATACTTTCATTTTTAAATGTTTTTTCATTTGTTTAATTTTTGTTTTACTTCCATTAAAGTACAAATACCTATGTGTTGGTTTCATTAATATTTTATCTACTACCTTTCCTTTATTTTCAATTCCTCGTCTAATGTCAAATGTACTACCATCTTCAAAAACATATTTATGTTTTGGTGTGCTTACACCTGTGTAAATCCAATTTGTTGCTTGATAAATATATCCATTATGTCCTTGATTTTGGTCAGCATAAGAAACAATACAGCTCGGTTTAGGTAACATCTTTAAACATTTAGAAACAAAAAAAGATAGTGTGTTTTTTGGTAATCCATCATTTACAACCAATCTGTTTAATTCAAGTGTTAAACATTCATATTCGTTAAAAACACATTTTCCATTATTATAGTTGTAATTTGGTGGAAACCCAAAAGTACAAACACCACTTAAAATGCTATCAATGTATAAACCAAAAGCATAAGATATACTACACATTCTTTTGGCATAGTGCTTATTTAAAAGCCAGTCTTTACATTCAAAATTATTAATACTTTCAACTTTTTTTTCCATCGCTTTTTTTATTTACTACTCATACACAAATACGTTGTATGCCATTACTCCCAAACCCCATGCCCTTTAGACACTCCATCTAAGAAGTAAAAAACACATATGAAGCTAAAGTATCCTATTCCGTTATCTAACTCTATACATTTATCCCATTCAGCAGAGCCGTCATAATTAGAAGTATGTACTTCATTTCCTGTTTCTTCTTTTGCGGTCTTTTCTTCAAACTCAATTCCTAATTCAGTTAACGTGTTTTTTAATTT